CCTACACATCTTACAAAAAAATCACCTTAGAACAATTCCGTCAAATCACAAACCCAAACCTTAAACCATGAACCTACTCGAACAAATGAACGCAGCGGAGTACAAGAAACTCCTTGAGTTCAAAGAGCAGTACCCGACTATTGGCCTTGACTTGGTAAGGGCCTTGACCATGAAAACCCTGCCCATCCAACTGACCTTAGGCGAGTGCATCGACCTGTCCAATGCCATCGGCATCCCTTACGGGCAGTACTGCAACCAAATCTTTCACGCTTTTAAATCAAGACCATGATTAACCCAACTCTCATCACAATACCAAAGGCTGATATCTGCAAGGCAGAGATAGCCCAAATCGCCCAACAACTGACCGACCGAATCAAAGACGGAGAGGTCAACCCCATCGAGGCCCACATCAAGTTAAAGGCCATCGTCAAGGCTTTGGAAGCCACCATCAAGGCCACCGAGCAGACCGTTGCAGACGAGGCCTCCAAGCACGGCAAGACCTTCTCCGCCTTCGGAGCAGAGATTACCCTCAAGGAGGGGAGCCTGACCCCAAATTACGAGGAAGACGAAGTTTATGCCGACCTTAAATCGCAAATCAAAGCGAGGGAGGAACTGCTCAAGATAGCCTTTCGTCAAGCTGGCAAGACCGCTATCTTTGACGAATCAACGGGCGAGCAGGTTCCAGTCTGCACCGCCAAGGCCACCAAAGCGTCCATAGCCGTATCGTTCCGATGAAGCAAGTCATAAACACCATCAAGGCTTTGCGGTTATTGTCGCAGAAGCCTCTCAGAGCCTCTCAGTTGCAAGATATTCTTGGAACGAGCAAAGGGGCCACCTACCGAATCATAAGGGATTTACGGGCCTCTGGAGAGGTCGTAGAGAGAACCCTTTGCACTTACTCAATCAAAACCAAAAACCAAGAACAATGAAAGACGGACAAACAATCGGCCAATGGCTGAACTGGGATTTCAAGACCAATGGGAACCTTACAATTATAGACAAAAATGACCATTGCATCTATGGTGAAGATTCAAGTGGATATTGGTGTAAGACCGAATTTGATTCGCAAGGCAATCAGATATACTTTGAGAATTCAGACGGTGATATTGATGACAACCGCATCCCCGAAGTCATCGAACACAACGGACGCAAATACCAACTAATACCCTAACCATGAAAGACGGACAAACATTTGGCCAATGGCTGAACTGGGACTTTAAGACCAATGGCAGCCTTAAAATTAAAGACAAAATTGGCAACGATATATACTTAGAAGTTTATGATGGACGCTGGCGTAAGCGTGAATACGATTCGGATGGCAATCTTATATACGATGAGTGTTCAGAAGGTATAATTCTTGACAACCGCACCCCCGAAATCAAAGTCATAAAATACAACGGACGTAAATATCAACTAATCCCCTAATCAAAACCCCCAACCATGAGTTACACCCCCCAACCCAACACCTTCACCCTGTTCGTCAACGACAAAGGCGACAACCCTAAGCGTCCCGATTACCGAGGCGATGCGGTCCTTCCTGACGGGACCAAGATGAAACTATCCTGCTGGCTCAAAGAATCAGCCAACGGAAAGAAGTTCTTGTCAGGAAAGATGGAGCCGATGCAAGAGCAAGAAAATTCACAAAAACAAGGCTCGGACCTGCCTTTTTAGTGTAAATTTGCAGGCGTACTACATTTACAATTAAACGCATCCGCTTGAAGTCGCAGCCAAGTAGATGTCAGACAAAAGGGTTCCTCAACTAACCCCTGCCCCGGCTGCTGCGACCAGTCGGGGTTTTTTTTTACCAATATGAGAGATTCATTCGTCTTTTACCGCTCGTTCCAACGCAGCATTCAGCACCTCGAAGCAAGTGAGCAACTGGAGGTCTATCACGCAATTATTGCGTACGCACTCGACCAAGTTGAGCCTGAACTCACACGCTACTCACAAGCAGTATGGGAGGCCATAAAACCGCAAATCGCTGCTAATCAGCGTAAATACGAAGCAGGTTTGCGTGGTGGGAAACCAAAGGCTAACCAAGACCTAACCATACCCGAACCATCCCCTAACCTAATGTATAATGATAATGGAAATGATAATGGAAATGATAATGAGAATGTAAATGAAAAGGAGAATGAAAAGGACAATGGAAAGGAGAATGAGAATGAACAAAGGTTTGACCAATTTTGGACAACATTCCCACGCAAGACCGACAAGGCAAGAGCCAAGCGTTCCTTCCTACGCCTAACCAAGACCGAGCAAGAACTGGCAGTCAGCAACATTCAACGCCTCTACTCCGAAACCCCTGCACAATTCGTTCCCCATCCTTCCACCTACCTCAACGGCAAGCGCTGGGAGGACCAAGCCATCCAACGAACACCTAACTTCGCCTACTCAAATTTAACCAACGATGATGAACCATTACCAGTTGTCCGCTGAACGTAAGTTACTCGGCTGCCTTATGGACAAGTTCGTGAACCGAACCGTCCTCCTGACCCAAATCCCTGAACGCCTATTCACAGGCAACAACGTCCTGCTCTACCGGGCTATTGAATCCCTCCACAAAGCAGAGCGAGAGATTGACATCGTAACCGTCTATAAGTACCTTGCAGACCAAGGCCAAGCCCATGTCCTAATGGAAGGCATCGACCCCGAAGCAGGGCTTGTAAGCAATTGGAAGACCTACGCATCCGACCTGCACGACCTATGGAAAGAATGGGAGGAAGCAAGAATCATGGAAGAACTGGCACCCGACAGGGATATCCCTAAAGCCTTTCAACGCTACCAATCCATTCAAGCCGTTGAATCCAACGCCTCCGAAACATCGGCCCACGAACTCGCCAAGGACTTTCTTGCCAACATGAACGAGGTCCGGGAAGGAAGACGCAAGGACCAAATCTACCAAACCTTCATCCGACCGCTCGATAACATCTGCACCGGGTTCAAGCCATCCGAGTTCATCCTCGTAGGTGGTCGTCCTGCAATGGGCAAGACCCTGCTTGCTTTGCAGATAGCCATGAACCAAGCCATGGCCGAGATCCCCGTCGTGTTTTTCACGATGGAAATGAGTGCAGACCAACTGACCCAGCGAATGCTTTCGAACCTTGGAACGATGGACGGGTCAGCATTCCTGAAACCCGATGAGCGAATCACCACGGAGCAGTACTTGACCTTGGCCCAAAAGACTGACCAACTCAAAGGCAAGCCTCTCTACATCGTGGATCTGCACCAAGCAAACCTCGACCGAATCGAAGGAGAAATCGCTAAACTCAAGGCCAAGTTCGGAATCGTTGGCTTTTACCTTGACTACTTGCAACTCGTAGAGCCTGCCAAGATTGACAAGCCCAAGCCCAAGATTGAGCAGATGACCAACATTTCCAAGCAACTCAAAGCAATCTGCAAACGCCAAAAGGTCTTCGGGGTCGTGGTTTCTTCGCTCTCAAGGGCAACCGAAGGCAGGGCAGACCATCGCCCCATTATGTCCGACCTGCGAGAAACCGGGCAACTGGAATTCGATGCCGACAAAATCGCCTTTGTGTACCGCCCTTACGAACACGACAAGAGTGCAGAGCAGGATCTGATGGAGGTCATCTTCCGAAAGAATAGGAACGGGAGCCTTGGAATCGCACAAGTCCAATGTCAACTCCCTTACACCAAAGCCAACGAATATCCGCTATGACACCCGAATACACCCTGCAAGCAGCCTGCGTCAAGTTGTTCAAACTCTTAAGGCCCCACGAAGAAGGACGGTTGTTCCTGAACCTAAACAATCCCCGAAGCCGAACAAACGGTCATTTCCTCAAAGGGATAGGCCTGACCGCTGGGGTTGCAGACATGACCTATTTGTCCGACAATGGAGCCATCTTCCTTGAGTTTAAAGCCAATAAGGGCAAGCAGTCCCTGTCCCAAAAGTGGTGGCAGGGGGTGGTCCAAGAAGCAGGTTATCGATACGAGGTCATCCGAAGCGTTGAGGATTTTCAAAACTTAATCACTCAATTATGATAGTCATACCAATTACAAATGAACAAAGGGCAAAAGCCAAGGAATTGTATTCTTTTGATAAACTTAATGGGTCGTTTACAAAAGGAGAAGGAAATAAATATGGGGCTATTGGTGAAATAATTGTTTTTGATTATTGCAAAAACAAAGGTTTTGACGTAAATAACAAAATTATTGGACAAGATAAATATCATTACGACCTAATAATCAATGAATTTAAGGTTGAAATAAAAACCAAAAGCACAACCGTTTATCCTGAAGAGTATTTTTTGTGCAGCATTTCAAA